AATTGACCGCTTTCGTATTTGATTTAACGTACTTTCGACAACAATTCCCTGCGTTTGCGGATGTCACGTCGTTTCCCGACGTGACATTACAAATGTACTGGACGAATTCAGGTTATCTCATGGATAACGATGATGTCGGATTTTGTGCGTTAAGCGGTCAAGCGCGTTATTGGGGCCTCAATTTAATGACGGCACATTTGACCGCTTTATCTGTAATTATCGCCGGCGGTCAAGTCCCCGGTTTAGTACAAACTGCGACGATTGACAAAGTTAACGTATCACTCACACCGCCACCCCTTAAGACCCAATATCAGTGGTGGCTTAGTTTAACGCCTTATGGTCAACAATTATTTGCGTTGCTGCAAGTAAGCTCCGTCGGCGGCTATTGGATTGGAGGGCTACCGGAAGTTGCTGCGTTTCGCAAAACCGGAGGCGTATTTTGAAAGTCGTTAGAGTAGCAGGCTCGGGCAAAAATCAACTAGAAATTGCCTTAAAAAATCTAGCTGGGAAGGTTGGGAAAGTAGGATGGTTAGGTACATCAAAATACCCTAAGACTAATACTCCCGTCGCATATGTTGCCGCAATTCAAGAGTTCGGTTCGCCGCAAAGAGGCATACCGGCACGTCCCTTTATGCGACCGACTATTATCAGTAAAAAAGCGGAATGGGCGGCTATAGCAGATAGATACGTTAAATCTATATTAAAAAATAAATCTAACATAGCAGACGCTATGGAAGGAATAGGTCAAAAAGCAGCGGGGGATATAAGAAAGACTATATCTTTGGTTATAGAACCCCCCTTAAAGCCTGCTACAATAAAAGCAAGACAAAATAAAAAAGCCGATCGAAAAACGGTGGGTTTGTTAACGAAGCCATTAATGGATACTTTTGAAATGTATGGGTCGCTTATAAATACGGTAGAAGACGAATGATTCCAGGAGTAAACGTACTTAACATGGCTTTTAATGTGATCGCGCAGCAGACGATCGCATATTATAAGTATTTAAGTCGATCTTTAAATAACGTTGGTCAAGACGTATCTGTTTATGATACCCCAGTAAATATAAAAGGAAGTTTTCAGCCAATACCGCGCAGCATGTATCAATCGTATGGATTGGATTTACAAAAAGATTACTGGATGTTTTATGTCTCAAAACATCTTATTGACGTATACAGAGACGTATCTGGCGATCAGATCGCGTTTAAGGGTCAACGTTTTCAATGCGAATCTTCTAACGATTGGTTCGATGAGGATGGGTGGGTAGGGGTTCTATGCGTGTTAATTACCGCGCCCACAGATCAACCGGTTTTTGGTTTTGGTACGATTCCGGCAATCAACGCATACACGAACTACGCTAACGGGAATTTTAAAGATGCGTGATAATGACCTCATTAGGCTATTTTTACCCATCATTAATACTGGACTAGTCGTAGCCGGGTTTACCGATGTTGTGGTTAAACAGTCTAACCAACCTACGCAACAAGGTATTAACTCTGGCCCTACTGTTTATTTTTTTAAGGTAGGTGACAAACGATACGGGTATTTGCGTCGTGATGATGAGTGGGACGAGAACGATAACTTAATGGTCCATACTGAAATGCAGTATTATGAAACTACTTTTCAGATTAGTGCATTAGTCATGCAAAATCCTAAAACACCATACCAATATACAGCATCAGATTTAATTAATCAGGCTGCTGCAATTTTGCAAAGCGATAATACAATTTCTACTTTAGAAGCATCAGACGTAGGGATTTTAAGAATAGGCGAAATAAGAAATCCTTATTTTTTGGATGATCGTGATCAATTTGAAGCGGTATCATCATTCGATTTTGTTTTAACCCATAATCAAACGATTATATCTAGTCAACCTATTATAACTAAAGTAAACTTTGAAATAGACCGCGTTTAATTTGAGGGATCATCGATGGCCATTAATATCGGAAAATATGTCAGTGTTACATCAGGGGTCGGCGCGGCAACAATAGTGCCTGAGCGTGAATTGATCGGACGGGTTTTCACAGAAAATCATTTAATACCGACTCAGTCAAACCCGTTAGAATTTTTTAATGCCGCGAGTGTTGGACAATATTTCGGTTTTACGAGTGAAGAATATTTAAGATCAGTTTTTTATTTTGGATGGGTCAGTAAGAACATTACAAGTCCGTCAGAATTAAGTTTCGCTCGTTACATTAACGTGAACCAAGCACCTGAAATTTACGGCAACGTGCAAACACAGTCATTAACCGCATGGCAGGCAATTAGTGCAGGTTCGTTCGGCCTAACATTAGGCGGTACCGCACAGGCCTTCACAGGTCTGAATTTCACCGCAGTAACAAGCCTTTCTGACGTTGCGGGGGTTTTACAAACCGCGATTAGAACAGTTACTGGGCTGCAATGGACGGGCGCGGTAGTCACTTGGGATTCTACACGTGGCGCATTTAATTTTGTGGGCGGCGATGCGTCAACACCGGCTACAGTTACGGTACAAGCCGGTACGGCGGGCACCCATATTGAGTCAATCATCGGCTGGTCGACCGGTGCAATTTTATCTAATGGATCGCTGCTAGAAACCCCCGACGCCTCCGTCGCGCGATCTGCTAACGCGTCTAATAATTTTGGCTCTTTAATTTTCATGCCGTCGTTAACACAGGATCAAATCGTTGCGGTGGCAAGCTACGTCGAAAGTTTAAATGTGATGTTTCAGTATTATATTCCGTGCACACAATCAAACTATGCGGCGCTTTCCACTGCTTTAACGGCTATTGGTAGTAACGGTTTAGTCCTATCTGAAGTGAGCGGCGAATACCCCGAAATGGCGCCAATGATGATTATGGCTGCAACGGATTACTCGCAACCAAATAGCGTGCAAAATTATATGTTCCAGCAATTTGCTTTAACTGCAGGCGTTACTACAGACGCGCTATCCGCATCATTGGACGCGGCTCGCGTTAATTATTATGGTCAAACACAAACCGCAGGGCAGCTGCTATCGTTTTTCCAACGTGGTGTGCTAAACGGGATTGCAACTGATCCGCTTGACATGAATACCTACGCTAACGAGCAATGGTTGAAAGACGCGGCAGAAGCGGCCGTCATGACCTTACTACTTGCATTAGCTAAAGTGTCCGCTAACGCGCAGGGTAGAAGTCAGATCTTATCGACACTTCAAACGGTCGTAAGCCAAGCATTGCTAAACGGCACAATTAGCGTGGGTAAAATCCTAACGAACACACAAAAACTTTACGTCGGTCAGATCACGAACGATCCTAACGCTTGGTATCAAGTGCAAAATAACGGGTACTGGTTGGATGTTGTGATTGAACAGCAAGTTGATCTTACGTATCAAGCAACCTATAAGCTCGTATACAGTAAAGATGACGACATTCGCAAGGTTGAAGGCACACACGTTTTAATCTGAGGAGCGCTTTTGAATGAATAATATTTCTGGATACGGATTTCGAATTAATCTTATTGCATCAAACACGTACCCCGTGGGCATCAATTTGACGCAATTTGCGGACGATGCAGACCCATTCGACGCCCCCTCTTTGCAGATTGCAGATAAAGCGATGGGCATTAACGGCGATCTGATTGTGTGGTCAAAAGCAAATCCGATAAACATTACTTTAAATCTGATTGCGGGCGGTCAAGACGACATCTTAGCTGGAATTTTATTAGAAGCTAATCGAGTCGGACGCGGAAAAATTGGCGCGCGCGACATTATAACAATGAGCGGCGTTTATCCTGACGGTCGGATTGTAGTATTGACGAACGGCGTCATTACCGACGGTATTCCGCTGAATTCAATCGCGAGCGCCGGGCGCTTGAAAAGTAAATCTTATGCATTCAGCTTCGAGAATAAAACAGTATGAATTTAATAGAAGAAAAACAAATTGAGATCGGCGGTAAAACGCTTAAAATTTCAAAGGTTCCTGCTACGGCAGGACGAAAGATATTCACACAATATCTTCCGACGGCCACGCCAAAAATAGGAAATTACGAAGAAAACGAAAAGTTAATGTATGAGTTAATCTCGTATACGTCGGTTAAAACTTCGAGCGGCGATTTTATACGACTATCTGCTAAAGAGATCATCGATAATCATTTAAACTGGCAAGAATTAATGAAGCTGGAAGCAGCCATGGGTCATTACAATTGCGATTTTTTTCGCGACGGGCGAGCCTTGATTTTCTTCGACGGTATCGCCCAGAAGCTCCCTGCGTGGATTTTAAAAATGTTGACGGGTTTATTGGAGCAATTGTCGCAAGCGGAAAAGCCACCCTCTACGAACTAAAAACAATTTATAGTCTCGAAGACGCTTTTGATTTGTGGGAGATTATTGCGGTAACGAGGTACAACGAGTATTTAGCGATAGAATCTGCGAAAAAGAATAGGGGGAAATAATGTCAATATTAGAAACATTTTATATCCTATTCAAAAGCGATGCATCTGAAGTTAAGAAAGGTGCAGTCGACGCTAAGAAAAGTACCGAAGATTTAAATTCCTCTCTTAAGAACGTAAATGAAAGCAGTAATGCGGTCGGTGAAGCTTTTTTAAATATGGGTCGATCGTTAGCCGGCATTGCTACAGGTTTACTGACTGTTAGAAGTATCTTAGGTAATATAAAAGAAGCTTACGCATATACTCTCCAAATAAATCAGCTATCAAATGCTCTAAATGTAAACGGCGGCGATTTAGATGCTTGGGGCGCTGCAGTTGCTAGAAACGGGGGATCACTTGAAGGCTTTGCCAATTCAATTGGCGCTTTGGCTAAACATCTTAATATTACAAATCAGTCTGCAGTCGAATTATTACCGCGACTAGCTACGGTATTTCAAAAAATTGGACCAGATAAAGCTTTACGTTTTGGTTCTTCAATTGGATTAGATACCCAAATGATCCAACTATTATTAAAAGGGCGAAAGTCACTTGAAGAAACAATAGAAAAAGAGAGACAATTAGGCGCGGTCACAAAGGAAAATCAAGCAATCGCGCAGCAATTTCATGCCGCGTGGTTTGATGTAAGCCGCTCATTTCAATCCATTTGGATACAAGTGGCATCAAGAGTTTTACCGATTATTGCAGAAATTGCAGATAAATTTACCGAATTTGCTAAATACTTAAAACAGCATAGCGATCTAGTGACGGCGGCCTTGGGTCTACTGGCGACAGCGGCAGGGATCGCAGCGGTTGCGTTCATAGTCCTGAATTTACCTATCGTTTTATTACTTGCGACCCTTGCAGCTTTAACGGCGGCTTTCGCCATCGTTTATGAGGATGTCGCGCAATTCCTACGTGGGAATAAATCGTTAATCGGCTACCTCTTAGAAAAATGGCCAGTAGTAGGCGATGTTATTACAGGCGTGTTTGACGGCATACGTAAATCAATTGAGCTTGTCTTACACGCGTATAATAAAATCAAAGGCTTCATCACGGGGAATAACCCGGACAATGATATTTCTTTCAATTCCGAGCTAGTTAAAAAAAACATAAATGAAATGGCAGAAAACCCGATCGGGTATCAATCCCCTAGCATTTTTGGCAGTGGTTTAAACGACAATAGTAATCGGTCAGCATCAATTCAGACCGGACCGATTACTATTAATACGCAAGCGACCGACGGTGAAGGCGTAGGAAACGCGTTATCGCGCGGACTGCGTGATCAGCTCAGACAAGCGACAGGTACATTCGATGATGGGGTGGTCGCCTAATGGCAACTATATTTGACACGCTCATAAGTTTCCCCGCCGTTGACGTGGTTGCCGTCTATGATCAGAGTTTTAATCAATTATTTAAGCGCGCACGCGCGATCAAGGCCGTTGTTAAAGAAACGGCTAAAGTGATGGAGCATCCTGTCGAAACCGGCGCGATCATCACAGACCATCGAATAATTCTACCAATTGAGATCGAGCTATCGTTCATATTGCAATCTTCTGATTATTTGAATATATATCAGTCAATAAAACAATATTATTTAAATTCGACTCTGTTAACGATACAGACGAGGACCGGAACGTATCAGAATCAGCTTATATCGTCGATGCCTCATGAAGAAAGTCCCGAACAATATGACGCGATCGCGCTTGCGTTAAATTTAAAGCAAGTCCAATTTGTTACGCCACAGTATAGCATTAAGCCTAAAACGCCGAGGGATTCTACGACGACCGATCGGGGGACACTGCAACCTAATACGCCGACGGCCTCGCAGAGTAGTTTTGCAGCTGATATTTTTGGAGTTTCCTGAATGGTAGAGATTGATTTAGCTGCGGTTCCTAACCAAACTTTTTCGATTACCTTAGATGGCCATTTTTACAATATAGCTATTCGGGATACAAATCTCTGTATGGCTGCGTCAGTCACAATGGATAACGTACAACTTATCAGTAACTCAAGGCTTGTCGCTAAGTACCCAATGATTCCCTATCACTATTTAACGAGCGGCAATTTCGTCATCGTGACTTTAACTGATGACCTGCCAGACTGGACGCAATTTGGGATAACTCAATATTTAATTTATGCGTCCGCAGATGAAATTGCGGCGCTTAAGGCTGCGTAATGGGCGCGTCAACTCTTGATTTACGTATTGTGCGCCTGGGCATTGAGGTTAACGGCCAGATTAAAACCTATGACAATTTAGCGATTAAAGCCAACGGTACGAAATACGCTAACGCAAATCAGAACGAAGCGGATATAACGATCTATAACGTAGACCGCGCAACTCAGGACTACATCTTAACGCAGACCTCACCATTCAATCTTAACCGAACGCCTAAGATCGTTAGACTAGAGGCCGGTCGAGTATCGTACGGGGCGTCATTAATTTACAGCGGAAATATCGTGAGCTCTAAACCATCCCAGCCGCCTGATATTGGTGTGACATTAAAATGTTTAACCGGCAATTTCTTTAACGGGCAGATGGTTAATTTCAGTATGCCCGGTGTGACTACCTTATCTAATATCTCCCAGCAAATAGCGGCAAGTCTTAATAATACTTTACTGTTTCAAACTACCGATCGAAACGTAGCAAACTACGCGTATGCAGGATCGGCGTTAAAACAGATTGAACACCTTTCATCAGTAGGTAATATCAACGCCTTTGCGGATAACTCGCTTTTGATTATTAAAACCATTGGGTTACCCCTCAGCAACACCACGCGGGTTTTAAATTTAGATACGGGTATGATAGGGATACCGGAGATTACTGAGCGCGGTCTTAAAGTTAAATTCCTATTGGACAATAAAACCACATTAGGTGGGGGTCTACAGGTGACAAGTAAGATATACCCGGCCGCAAATGGCAATTATGTAATTTACAAATTGGGCTTTGATCTTGCAAACCGAGACACTCCTTTCTACTTTATAGCGGAGGCGATTAAACAACGATGACAAGTAGCACCTATAATCCACCTTCTATTGACCCCGCAGATGAAGACAGCCTCACGGGGGCGTTTCGTTTTATTTTAAATAAAATGCTTCAAAGCGTAGACGGGATGTTGCCCGCCCGTGTGATTGCTTACGACCGTATTGCGAATCGAGCACGCGTTCAACCTCTTATTGCACTAGTCACAACAGGCGGAGATAAAATATCGCGAGCGCAGATCGCAAGTGTACCGGTGTTGCAGCTAGGCGGTGGCGGTTCTTTTCTTAGTTTTAATTTAGTAGAGGGCGACTTAGGTTGGATATTGGCCAACGATCGCGATATCTCTATTTTCTTGCAAAGTTACGAAGAATCTACGCCTAACACGAACAGAAAAAACCAATTTTCTGATAGCCTATTTATGCCCGACATCATGAAAGGCTATACGATAAATTCAGAAGACGACGCCAATGCGGTATTATCCAGCATCGACGGAAAAGTTCGAATCGCACTGTGGCCAGACCGTGTCAAAACGACCGTAGGCGATGGGACTCATACTGCAACACTTACGCTGACATCGACGCTTGCGCACATAGTTGCTTTAAACGGGTTGCAAGTAGACGGCCCATTATCAGCAACCGACGGGATATCAATAACCGGCGGGTCGGGCATTAGTATCACCGGAGACTTTACTATGACCGGATTGATGCACGTTTCAGGCGATATTTCCGCGTCAGGCACTATAACACCTGGCGTACCCCCATAGAGGATTTATATGACCCAGACATTTTCAGTGGACTCTAATAACGACTTATACCTAGGAAGAGACGGCAACATCTCGTTAAGTTATGATTTACCGGCGGTCTTAGTTGTTTGTGAACAAGCAGTGAAAGTTAGACTAGGCGAAGTCGTTTTAAATACTGACGTTGGCATTCCGTTTTTTGAGACGGCTTTTAGCGGAGTTCCGAATATTATACAATTTGAAGCGGCGGTTCGATCCGCAATTTTAAATGTAGACGGCGTCACTGATATTTTGTCAATAAATACTACGGTCACCGAAACAAGTCCAGCGGGGGCAGTATTGAATTACACTGCTGTGATTAACACGACATTTGGACAAGGGACAGTAAATGGCGGACTATGAATACGTAATTGATACCGGGCTTATCCTGCCCGATACCGGTAGTATATTGACGGACGTACAAAACGAATATAGACTCGCGTTCGGTCAGGATTTAGTAGTTGATGCAAGCACCCCTCAGGGAATTTTAATCAACGCAGAAACCTTGGCACGCACAGAGGTTGTTAATAATAACGCTGCCTTGGCAAATCAAATAAATCCTAATATTGCGGGCGGCGTATTTTTAGATGCAATTTTAGCTCTCACAGGTTCCACGCGGAACCCTTCTGTATATACGACGGTCGTATGTACGCTTGGTGGCATAGCAGGCACGATAATCCCTGAAGGCTCGCAAGCGAGTGACTCTGTTTATAACGACGTATTCGAAACGCTAAGCACGGTCACGTTGTCCGGTAGCCCCGCGACGGCAACAGTCACCTTTCGGGCGGTTGATGCTGATGCAATGAATATTGCATCAGGTACATTAACTCAAATCTTAACGCCGATCTTAGGATGGGAAACCGTCACGAATCCTTCCGCCGGCGTCCCTGGTAGCGCAACACAGTCTGATGCTGCGGCGAGACAATTAAGACGGCAAACTTTATTCGAACAAGGATCTTCTTTACCCGGTGCGATTATATCTGCGATAAGTTTAGTCACGGGAGTAACGAGTTTAGCTTTTCGTGAAAACGTAACATCCTCTCCAATCATTATCGATGGCGTAACCCTAGCCCCGCACTCAATGTATGCGTGCGTGAATGGCGGCGATGACACAGAGGTTGCGACTGCAATTTTAAGTAAAAAAAGCGGGGGCTGTGATTACAACGGAAGCACCACGATTAACGTCGTTGAACCCTCAAGCGGGCAAACGTATGCGGTAAAATTTGATAGACCAACGGCCGTGCCTATCTTAGTGCAGGTTACGGTTAGCGCGGGCAATTCTATTGCTGACCCCGTGACTGCAGTACAAAACGCCATTCTGAATTATGCGGCGGGGTTAATACCGGGAGAGCAAGGTTTTGCCGTCGGCACCGATGTTTCAGTATTCGAACTCGCCGGGGCTATTAGTTACTATAACCCAGGTTTATTCGTTCACAATCTCTTACAGCAAATTGCGGGGGGCGGAGGATACGCAACGACTGAAATCACCATTAACATAAACCAAATTGCGACTATTATTTCTAGCTCAATCACGGTAATTATTATATGAGCAATATCCAAGAATTTAATTATGTCGTCGACGTTATGAATGCCGTGCTATGGCAGTATAACGAGGCCGCGCGGATTCAGTCTCTACTAACATCTAAAAATTCTTGGTACGCAGCAGAAAACGAACAGTTTTGGAATGACTGGTACGGTAATGTTTTTAACTTACTTACCGCAAATTTATTTGGTCTAAAAGTCTGGTCGATTATTTTAGAACTTCCTTTGTTTGTCGATACAGACCCCGAACCGACAGATAAACCGCTCTTTGGATTTAATGAATTACCGACTATAAACGGGTACGTTAATTTCAATAACGGCAATTTCTCAAAGCGCAGCGGCGTGATCAATTTGACAATAGAAGAGCAACGTCTCGTATTGCGTTTGCGGTATTACCAGCTTGTATCGCGAGGCGCTGCACCTGAAGTGAATACGTTTTTAAAAACATTATTCGCGCCATACGGAGCAGTCTATATGTTAGACGGTCTCGATATGACGATCACTTACGTTTTTAATTTTAATTTATCGCTTAATATGAGATATATTTTAGAATATTATGATTTATTACCACGACCCGCAGGCGTCGGGATTAAATATGTGATTATAACAGGGACGATATTCGGTTTTAATCAAGTGACGACATTCCCTGATTACATAAATGTAAATCAGAATTTTAATAATGCGAACTTTCTCCCGAACTTTGTTTTAGCATAAAAGGAGCTACACATGACTAAGTATTTTCTATATCCCTTCGGTACTGCAGGTGATTTAACGGCAGTGCCTGACGCAACACAAGTCAGTGGCAGCGTAAGCTACCAACAAGGTTGGGGCTTAAATTATCAATTAGATCTAGCTACAAACCCCAGTGCATTGCCGCTATCGCGCGCGCAAACAAATCAGCTTTTCTACGACGTGACAACGAATATTCAGCAGTACCAACAGCATGGTGTACCTGAATTTATTTTAGCGTCGCAAAATCTGGGGGTAGCATTTCCTTATGCTAAATACGCTATTGTTCGATACAACGACGGCGGCGGGTATAAAAATTATATATCCCTCATCGACAATAATACTGACACGCCCCCGTCGGCAAATTGGCAGTTCTTAGATCCCGCAGCAGATAAAGTTCCGGCAGGCGCAATGTTAGATTTTGCAGGAACAGTAGCGCCTACCGGGTATTTAGGATGCGACGGGTCTGCGGTTAGTCGTACAACATACGCGACATTGTTTGCAGCGATTGGAATAACATGGGGGTCAGGTGACGGGTCAACGACTTTTAATCTTCCTGATTTCAGACGACGTACAGCGGTCGGTTCTGGTGGTACAGCATCGGAAATTTTAGGTAATACTGTCGGTAGTGTTGGTGGTGAAGAGGCGCATACGCAAACCATCGAAGAAACGCGGTAGGTTCGGGCGGAAGTTTCCATGCGTACAATAATAACACATTAAACCCCGTGCGCTTACCGGTCCCCGCTCAAGGCGGCGGGACCGCGTTTAATGTTATGCAACCTTCTGCGGTTGTGTTAAAAATAATTAAGACATAATTTATGGCTCAGTTTGAAATTGCCGCTACTATTACGATGGCCATCGAAGGTGGCTATCAAAACTCGTGTACCGATTTAGGTGGTGAGACGAAATACGGTATTAGTAAGCGCGCTTTTCCGAATACAGATATTAAAAATTTAACGCCAGAAAAAGCCATAGATATTTATCGTAACGCATTCTGGAATCAATACCGTATTGGAAATATCGTTAATCAAGATATTGCGAACTATGTGTTCGACATGTTTGTCAACATGTCGTATGCGGATGCGGCTTTAGCAATTCAACGCGCGATATCGCAATTTAAGTCTATTGTTGTGGACGGTATTTTCGGCACTAAAACAATTGACGCAATTAATGCTATACTAGATACAGGTCGATTTATGGACATATTGAAGATTAAACGCATAACTCAATATTTGAAAATAGCCGATCAAAACCCGTCACAATCTGTTAACTTGAGGTCGTGGGTGCGGAGGTCTTTATGATAAAATTATTTAAAGACATTTTAACCTGTGCGAACAATGTTGATTATGATATTGGCCGTGTAATATGCCTCGTAAGTTATCTCGTTTATTTTGGCCTCTCTATCATTGATACGTCGTTGGGCCACTCTTGGTCTGCGATGGATTTTTCGGGCGGAGTCGGGACGATGGCGGTAGGCTTTGGTGTTAATTTTAAGTTAAAACAAGATACGGAGCCCAAATGAACTCTCTTCAAATTTTTATGATTATGGGATTCCTCGGGCTCGTTATGATATTTGCGATCATTTACCAACATGAGCGTATTATAAATTTAAATCTCAAAATTGAAGCGTATCAAATTCAAATTGAAGCGTTAAGAGCACAGACGGATGCGCTGGGAAAAAGGGTGGACGCGGCTCAGAAAGAAGCATCCGATCAAGTGAGACGGCTACAGGATAAATCAAACGCAATTTTAAACACGCCGGTATCAAAAGATTGCGACAAAGCAATAGCATGGGGGGTGGATCAAGCTTTAAAAATGAGGCTTGATGCGTAAACTACTCGTTATTGTATGCTGCCTATTGTCTGCGTGTGCAAGCACTCCGAAACCGATAATTCTACAAACGTGCGACTTTCATTTCCCCGACGAGCCAAACCCACCGATTTATAAATTGAATCCGCATTCCTCTCCTGATGAAGTCATGAAGGCCTATGTCGCAACCGTTGTTTTATACGAAGGTTGGATCAATACCGTAACTCTGCAAGTTGAGAATTCCAAATAAACCTTATATACTGTTATAAGTATTTAAATAAATAAGGATTTATATAATGATAATATCAATACTGAATCTCAAGGGAGGGGTTGGGAAAACCACGCTTGTCACCAATATCGCCGTCGCCGTTCGATCACGAGGGCATAGCGTTCTCGTCGTAGACTCAGATCCGCAAGGGTCTGCTCGTGATTGGCACTCGGAAAACGGCGGCACACAATTAGATGTTATTGGCTTAGACCGCCCTACGCTTGATAAAGACGTTTTTAAGTTTGCTAAACGCTACGACTACGTATTTATCGACGGTGCACCGCACGAGTCGACGATGGCGGTTAAAACGCTATTATGCTCTGATTTTGTGATTATACCCGTACAGCCAAGCCCCTACGATATTTGGGCCTCGAAAGACTTAGTCGATTTAATAAAACAGCGTCAAGATATCACCGGCGGTTATCCTCACGCCGCGTTTTTGATTTCTCGCGCGATTGTGAATACGGTGCTTGGTAGGGAAGTCAAAGATGCATTAAATGCCTACGATCTACCGATTCTAAAAAACGCTACGTCCCAACGCGTAGCGTATGCATCGACTGCTGCTGAGGGCGGAACAGTGTTAGATGTTAATGGTGAAGCGCAAAAAGAAATTATATTATTGACCGATGAAATTCTGGAGGCAGTCAATGGCAATTCTAAAAGCTAAGAAGAGCACGAACCACCGACGCGTCGAAAAGATGCAGCATCAATTAACGCACCCACAGTCAAAGCGGTTGATGAATGCTTTAATCGATGCCGATTTACTTAAGAAATTTAAAATTAAAACGGCAAGAGAGAGTGTGACGATGACCGAGGTACTATCTGATTTCATCCGTGGCTACATTCGTGAATAAATTAGTCATGACGTATCCACTCACATTCTACTGACGTTTTTACGACTTATCCTCAGAGTTACCCACAGAATCTGGGGATAACTTTGAGGTAAATAATAGAGTCACCATTGTTGCAAATTTACGAGATCCCATCCGCCGTCGGATTTTGGTTTTAATATGCATACCTGATAAGAGGTAATTGTTGCATTAAAAACATTTTTGCCTCTTACTTTAATTGCGACCGTAAAGGTACCGTCTTCTTCTTTTTTCGAAGATGAATTCATAAAAGTTAGATTATCTGGGTCATTGGCAAAACGCTCGATGAACGTTTCGCATGCGAACTTAGCGGATTCTTCCGGTGTCAAGGGTGGCATAGTCATAGGACATTTTGACATGAAGAATACGAAAATTGACATAACGATAGTAGTTTTTAAATAAAATTTCCAATTCTTTCGGATTTCCAATGATTTCATTTTGAATACCTTTTTGCACGCCAGCCGCCTTTCGCTGATACCGGCCATCCCTCAGCCCATTGCGGAAGCGTTGACATAATTTTTTCGAATTCTTCAATCGACCCGTCTCCCTCACGTACCTCGCTAACGATTTCATCGTGGACATGAAGGACAACTGGGTAGCCACAGCATTCTAAATTTACAATTGCATGCGCTAACAAATCGCGTGCGACGGCTTGCACTACGTTCTCAGTCAGCTTACCTCCGTATGTGAACATCCGCGTCCATCCAATTGCTCCGTTCTTAACGTTCGTATTCCACCCCTCAAAACTGAGAGAATACGTGCCGGGCCGTCGATCGCTGGGTTCTAATCTGGGCTTGTGGTAAGTGATATAACGACCTGAGGGTAACTCACAATACATAATGTCATTTTTAACAACGTAGGAAATCGATCTATACGTGAATTTGTTGGACGGGTTTAAGACGGCTAAGACGGCCATTCCTTCTAGCCCGTAGTACTCTTGAGTCCAATTACGCTCTTGTCCACCCCACATCTGGACGATCGCAGGGGAGGCTGTACGCCAAGCTAAGATGGATTTTTTGATTTCATCGTCATTGAAAAATTCATCCGCACCAAATGCTTTCCACGCGCCTATCCAGCCTTGATAGCCTGAGGCAAGTTCAGCAACTTTACCGATCTTTTTACGCATGGGATGGTGCACGCCGGAAGTTGCTTTGTAAAGCTCGAACTCCTCGAATGGAATACCTGTGATCATAGACGCAGACATTTCATAGATTTTACCGTGCGTTCGAAATACCTCGAGTCGCCATTCCTCGCCCGCAAGTGCCGCAAGTACGACCGCTTCAATCGCGTTATAGTCGGAGCATATTAAATCGTGACCCTCGGCAGCGACAAAGAACCCGCGCAAACAGCCGGATATCGTATCGATAGCGTCTCCGAAGTAATATTCTAAGCAATTAAGATCGCCGGTCGATATTATTTTTATCGCGTCTTCAGCTGCTTTAGCGCCCCATTCAATAATTTTTCCCTCATTTTTATGACCGCACCAGCTGCAATTAGTAGAACTTGCGCAATAATGCCTAGCACAAACGCTATTATTACACAGAGCAACGTTAGGGCCACTATTCGGTAAATTCTGAGGTTGAGGGCCAGAGCCAGCAGCTCGACCTGTGCGCGCAGAATGATAGATGAAAAGGTCATGGAGTCTCCTATTTTGTGTGCATTGGTGCGTCATGCTATATAGTTTTTTAACGGCGGCCGAACCGATAAGCTCTCTGATTTCTAAGACCCTGCGTACATCCGGCGAGATCGTTGGTATCTTTAAGAGCTCCTCGACTGTTTCGCTATTTAGATTAGGCGCCGCGATGCCATACCCCATCATCCATTCTCGTATGCGTTGTATTTCCGACGCGGAGTTAACTTTACCTCTCGTTATTGCGGCCAACTCATAGTTATATTTGACATAAGCCGATTCGATAATTCGAATTGCTTTTTGTATATTGTCGTAATCTATCTGTACGCCGCGACGATTTATGCGCTGATCACATTGCCAGAACTCAAGTTCGCTAAGACTAAGATCAGGTACTTGACTTGATATCTCGGACTCCGCTTCGATATCTCTTAAGTTATAGTTATAGAGTTTCTCCGCGTCTACCGCGTCATCTTCAGGTTTTATACGACGACGAGGGTCGGTTTTTGTGGGATTTCGCGGGATACTGAATTTTTCTAAAAGGCGTTTACCGTCTTTGTCTTTCTTATTTTCAATGTTTAGTACAATGCCTGCAGCATCAAGGCTGCCCGGCAATGCAAACGCACGAGCTTTCGCTGCAGCGCAGCGCAGTTGGTCTGCTTGCAGTGGCGGAAAACCATATTTCTTAACGCAAATATTAGACCAGACCCAATATTCAAATGTAACGTTCCACGCTTCAATTAAATCGCCGGATTTTAAGTAATCAAAAAGATCGGTCGGTAAGGGTAAACCCGGATACCATAAGCGTTTACCCTTACCGTTTTTAAGATTATACGCAAGCGATAAAACCTCGGCCTCCGGGTGCTCCGTATACGCCGCAGCGTTAACCACAAACAAACCTTTTTTAGATGCGCCTTGAGGCGACTCGTATTTAAGCTCGGTTTCATTCCAGATAAACCCCGCTGGGCTATATGTCTCGAAATCCAGGTCTGCAAGAACCGTCGCATGACTTAGTCCTGCAATTAATTTTGAGCCTACAGGAAGCTCATCAAGTTTAGGCGGGGGTCCGATCATCGTATTAAAAATCCTTTTGATACTGTTAAAAATCAGGTTATGCATTACGCCAGCAAGAGACCGTGTTGTATTAACTGCGCGTCAGTCCATCCCGCTTTTATATAGTCATCGTAGCTCGCCTGAGCGGACGCGGTCATCACTTTTGCGGGGGCTGCGGGTGGTGACAAAATTTGTGTATACGGCGACGGTGATACGATGGGTTGGACTGCAGGTATTGGGGCAGCGTATGCAAGCTGTGGCGTAGGAGGTACATACGCAAGCGGTGCGTGAGATGGTGTGACGTTAACCAGTGGCGTAAACTCTACGGATACGGGGGTTAAACTTGCGCCTGCAGGGATCACTGTGCCTACACCAAATCCTATATTTTTAGGATCGACACCTTGCGTGATGCGTTTACCGTAGCGCACAAACGCAACATGACTGTGGTTTAAGAAAACACCGGGCTGTTGGGTTGACCCGTTGTCGTCTACAGTGCCTGCGATTTGTATGTAATCGCCCGCGTTAACTGCGTCTTTTTCTAATATATAAGCGGAGCCGGTTTCATTTACAATTGTCGGTGCAAAACCGCTCGAGAAATTTAAAACCCAATGTTGTGGGTAGCCTTCTTTTTCACACGGTTTTTTACCTTTCCTGTTAGGCGTTTGACTGTCGCCGTCTATAATTTTCCACGCAAACGATGGTGAGTTGGCTTGACCATTTGGGAAACCTGCGTGACCGACCGCCCATATCTTTTGCCCCCATACGGTTTCAGCCCAATGTTTCTCAGGGCCTTTAGGAATTGCAATCGCAAAATAATAAATCGTTCGAGGTTGGCCTGCCTGCGGTCCGCTTTTAATTGTAAGAGGGTTATTCTCAGGATCGGTTGTTTGCGGTTCATACAAAGACCCCTGCACTAAACGCCCTACCGGCGTTAATATTTGTTCTCTCATTTCCTTATCTCCTTATTTAAATTAATATTTATATCAAGATTTCTTTATTTATGCAACATTTAGTTAACAGCGGACGACATAATTAGAGTTTGAAAATAGTTAAACTTATTGTCTTTCAGTAAGATTTTAATTTCGCCGATTAACTTCCAGCCTTCCTCAATTAAACCGTTAATCTCATTTTCAAAAGCTATTATTGTCTCAGCATGTACTACTATAAATTTAATCATCTGAAAATAATTTCCTAGTTTGATTTAAGCCGTCTTCGACAAGTTTTAATTGCCCGTTCGTGACCTCAGAATACGCTTTTATTACCTCTTCGCTCACCCCGGCTTTAATCGCTTGAGTGGGCGTGACGCATTCCTGCGGTTTACTAAGATCGATATTTAGTAATTCGCCCAAAATAATGACCTCTTTTGCATCTTTTTTCCATTTTCGGCGCCCAAATTGCTGCGATAACCGAAAATAAGGCACACGTTTTCCGGATTTTATTTCAGCAATCGCTTGCTCCTCCAACCCCGTGATGCGCGCGTCAAGCATCGCTTGGGATTTTTTCAACAGTTTCAATTCCCGTCCAAGCACCGTGGGCGGTAAGTGGTGAGGCGTGTTAAGTGCGGATTGATCAATAATATCGTATGTCAATTGTTGCAATGCAGGACATGCGTGGCGCGCCGAGCAATTGTTACACTCGGGATTGGGCCGGCATTCAGCTCTCTCTTTAATTGCCTCGGCTTCTGCTTTTTTCAATCGATCGATATAGACTAACATGTCGGAGTATTCTAACGTCCAACTGCGCGCCCTATTGACAGCGGCGTAACCACGGGGTTGGATAATGTGTAAATGGATTCGTAAAATCCCATTGATCTTATCAAGTATGCCCGCCGCATACTCTAATAGCTGCCAGTTTTCAAAAGCTTCAACTATTTTAAACCCGTACTTGTAATCAAAAACGTGTAGCTCAGATCCAACCTGGACCCAACAATCTGGCGTACCCCAGCATTCATGGTGTACGTTTGAAATGTCGACGCGTTCTTCGACATGTAGTTCCCTGAAATCCGGACAATACGCGTAAATATATCCTTGATAGAAATTAGCCCCCTCGATCATATCTTCCGTAATTTCAACTCCGTTTGGCGATTCTTTTTTAAATAGATTCATGGCAGAGGCTTTAGGATCAATACTAATTTGTGCAAGCCAATGTGCTGCAGCGCCTTCCCGGGAGCGTTCAGATTCCGCTTGTGGGTACATCGCCTCAAGTGCGCGCGACCCGGGACAAGCAACCCGGCGCGCAGCAGAGGAGGGCGGTAGAATACTATGCATTTACGTTACCTTTTTCATTTACCAAATCATTTAATGCGTCTAAGACAAGCGGGACAAGCTCCGGTCGGCTGCTAAGAGAGTGCACGCCATCCACACCGAACTCTTTAACTAAATTAATGATATCGACGTGAGCTAAGATGTTATTTTTAATAACGTCGGTGACCCGCGTCATAAATGCAGTGAAATCAGCAGTTGGCGGAGGCGGTACTACTAACGCAGGAGCTGCAGTGGGCGCTACTACCTCGGCGGTCTTACGAGAACGTTTTTTCTTTTCAGCCGCGGAGGGAGGCGGCGATACAGCCTCTTCAACCGGCGTCATTGGGGCGTCTATGGGTCGAGATACCGGAGGGCTAACCAAAGGCGCCGGGGCTATTGTAGATAAATCAATGTCCGACATTGGGATGAACTGCGGACTAGAGTTTGCGATATCTAATAAAAATTTCGCGGTTTTTTCCAACAAGTCTCTATTGATATTCTGCAAGTCAGTTAATTTAATTTCGATCATTGTAGTTGATTCCTTTTTGTGATTAGAAAAGTTTTAGCTAATTTAAGCCAGTGAGGGTGCAGGCCGGTTATTGTATAATTATCGAGGAGTAAATACCTCTTTTCGACGAAAATAATATTCCTCGAGTTCACGAAAGATAGCCGTACAGTTGCGGCCGTTTCGGCGGTTACTTTACACTCAATTGTGTACCCGTCGATTATGACGTTAAATAGCTGTCCTCTTAACATATATAATGATTCCCTTATGTAAAGAAATCATTATATACTTAAATCTTTATTACGGCAACACTAATTGACGGTCAAATAAATAGCAATTATATTGACGCCATCGTCAAAAAAGGATAGCGAATGGAACTTAGGGACTACCAACAAAAACTAATAAACGACATATATGAAGCGTGG